CATACTTGAATTTAAACAACTCGAAGTTCAAATACAAGTATATAAATGGCTCTCACATACCGGAGTCCAGTCGAGGAGGTGTTGACCCTTTTAGAGCCCGCTTCACAATCGCTTATTGCGAATACAGCCACCACTAGTTACCAGAAAGCCGAGAAAGAGAATTTCTCGTGGTTCAATTACAGCATGTCAGCTATTGCTAAGGAACATCTGAGCAGAGCAGGTATCTACTTGAGCCCGTTTTCTGGTTATCCACATTCGCACCCTGTGTGCAAAACTCTTGAGAATTATATGCTATATAAAGTTCTACCAGATATCATTAATAATACATTTTTTTTTGTAGGCATTAAGAATTTTAAACTTAATTTTCTTAAGCGTCGTTTCGATAAGTTGAGTATGGTTAGTGCAATCAATAGGTATGTGTCGAGTGCAGATAAGATTAGGTATGGCAATGAGTTTGTTGTACGCATGAGCTCAGAATCTAGATTACTGCGTCGTCATCGTGGTGTTTTCGATTCGCCCACATTGCGTGATCTAGTTCCGAATGTGAAGTCAGGCTCTAACCTCTTCTTGCATGATGAACTTCATTACTGGTCCAAGAACGACCTCATTGCTTTCCTCGAAGTTTGCAAACCGGAGATACTCTTAGGTACGTTGGTATTTCCAACTGAGATCTTCATAGGGGCCCCTTACTCACTCAACCCATGGTGCTATGAGTTTGAGGTCAGAAAAGACAAACTCCTCTTTTTCCCTGATGGAGTTCGGAGCGAAGGGTATGAGCAGCCATTGGAGGGAGGCTTCTTACTTCAGACATCAAAGTTACACCTAACCGATGGCTCAGTCTACTGCGTTGATTTGATATGTAGCAAATTCTCGCACCACCTCATTTCGATTACTAGAGGTGATCTGATTGTGCCCACATACCGCTCCTTTGGGCCATTCGAGGCAATCAAAAGTGAGGGTTTGCGAGACATTTGTAGAGGTAAAGTTAGTTTCTTCCCGGTCTCACACCCCATGATCTTGAGGGTGTATCGCTATCTGAGGTCTCTGAAAAAACCCGATAAGCAATCAGCTATGGCTAAATTTTCACAACTCAACCATGAACCGAGCGGGCTTGCTGTTAAATTTATGGAAGAGTTCAGCGATTTGGTGATCGGTACTGGGAGTATGCGAACGATGATAAATGCAGAATTGCTTAAAGGTTTTTTTGCAAATCTGGGCCGGAAGTTACCCAAGTGCATTGCGGCGAAAATCAAAATCACTCGTATGCTTTGCCTTGACGAGTTCATTGCCACTCTCAAACCCCTTTGCGTTGATGTAAAATTGATGGAGATACAGAGGTCAAGCACTTTCGATTTTAAGTTCTACCACGAGGAAGATATGGAAGTTGACTTTGACCTTGAAGGGAGTCTGGAGACGGGTTGGCGTGGTTCAGGCATTCTCGACCGGGTTTCGACGCCCTATGTTGGCCTTGCCCCTTTGACTGATACATGTGTCGATTGGAGTGTTCATTATAATAAGGATCCTTTTCTTTGGCGCTTGAAGGATCTGTACATTGGAGCAATGTGTGGAGAGACTCATATGCCACTCACTTCTATCGGGAAGTATGTGACCTCAATTTCAAAAAGTTGCAACGTTCTGGCAAGGACATTGCTTCAATCGCTTACACGTGAAGATTTGTTTGAGGTGCATAAATTTGTGTACTACATGCATCATCTAAGGACGTATTGGTGGGAGGGAAAGGTCGCCTGGTTCATGAAGAGAGCCTATCAAAAAGCCTACTGCCATTACCTGGAGGGGTCAGATCCCATTGGTTTTACACATTTGTTTGAGCGGGTCGCATTCAGTAAGACGTGCTTAAATTGGCAGAATGTCCCACTGAGTGCAGACGATCTTGATGATTATTATTCGGAATCTGTTGTGTACGAGCCGGTTTGTTTGGCACCTGGAAAGCAAATCAACACCGCGCCAGCTCAGGTCACTACCCGCGGATCGGAAGAAGAAGAGATTAAGCACGTCTCAATCCTAAGGGAAGAGAAATGTTCCTGTGGGCTACAATTCGAAATACTGAGCCTGCCTTACGCGGATTTGCGGGAAGATCACTTTCCAGATGCCTTACGGGGAAGATCATGCGCTTGGTATTCCAAAAATTCCATGCCCTACTCTTATAATGGTGGGAAACATGAGTCCATGGGATGGCCTAGATGGCTTGATTTATGGATGCAGGTTAATCGCATTCAGGGCACCTACGATTGCATGCTAGCGCAGAGATATGAGCAAGGTGGGAAGATTGGGTTTCATGCTGATGATGAGCCGCTCTTCGAACCGGGCCAGAGCATTCTTACTGCAAATGTTGAAGGTACTGCGTCTTTCTCAGTACGATGCAAACAAGGTGAGGGATGCTTCGATCTACACACAGCAGAGCAGTTTACCATGCCCGAGGGTATGCAGATCAGTCATAAGCATTCTGTTATCTCCAAGAGTGAGGGTCGCATATCTTACACCTTTAGGACACTCAGGAAGAGAGCCGATGAACAGGCCAGTGAGGTTTGTAACATACCGCCCGTGGGTGCTTCAGAGGGGCACTGCACTTACATGTGCGGTGTGCTCATTTCTGCTGAACTTGACCACATTTTTGATGAGGCGGCGTATGATGTTGTGCGCAACCGCGGGGGTGGTGATTGCTTCTGGTTGGCAATGGAGCACTTTACTGGCGTTGGGGTACAAACTGCAAAAGCTGGCATCCTCAATGTGCCCTGGGATGAGGAGTATAAGCCCCGTTTATTGGGCCAACTGCTGAAGGGCGCGTGGGCGGAAGATGAGGCCATTGCCGCTGTTTGCAAGCATTTGGGTTATAATATCATCGTCTATGACTGCCCGAGGCGTTGTAGATTGCTGTACAGTATGCCATCGAACCAGAAGACCGCGTTGCTTAAGCTAGATCATGGTCATTTTGAGGCGATCCGTCCCATTGAGATGTGCACAGTGAGGGCCATCGCACAGGCGCTGCGGCGCACTGATAAAGACGTGCTTGCTGTGCTACTACCAGCGTTGGGGGAAGGTTTCGAAAGGGAGCTCTTGCGTGGGAAAGGCCTATCTATGCTTCATTTTGAGAGGATGCTTGAGTTCTTTGATTTGTCAGGCCTTGTGTGCGACGGGGAGCAAACAACAATACTTAATGAGGCTGGGAAGGTAAAGTGCTGCTTTAAAAGCAAAGGGAATCACATTGAGTATGTTTCTGCAGGCACTTTCTCTCCGCTTGCAGCGACTAATGTTGAACAACCCAGTTTGAGGGCCAGTGATGATTGCCTATTGAGGTTGAGGGAGCAGAGCAATTTGATCTCGTACCTACCAGATATAGCCAGAGCGCAATTACTTGCCGATTCGCTGCATGAAGGGACAACAGGGGTGATCTGCTCAGATTTGTATAATGGAGCGCCACACCTTCTAAATGGTGTAGACATTGTAAGCAGTGAGCACAAACTGTACGCTATATTGGGTACTTTCGGGTGCGGTAAGAGTAAGCTTTTTGTTGATCTGTTGGAGCAACTGAGTGGAAAGGCTATGTGTTATGTTTCACCGAGGAAAGCCCTGTGCAACATCTTTGAGGACGTTATTTTGAGCGCAACTAGACAGGTCGGGTCAGCAGGGGCAAAGCATTTCAAGTGCTACACCTTTGAGAAGTTCCTCTTGAGAACGCGCAAGCTGAACCCAGGTGCTGTCGTCATTGTGGATGAGATTCAGCTCTATCCCCCAGGTTTTCTTGATTTGGCGCTCTTTCTTCTACCCAAGGGTATCAGGCTGTTCTTACTAGGGGACCCTTGTCAGAGTGATTATGATTCGGAAAAAGATCGGCATATCCTGGGACCACTACGTGCGGACGTTCTGCGTTTACTTGAGGGGCGTGTTTACAACTTCAACACTTTGAGCCATCGATTCCAGGGTTCCATTTTTAAGGGAAGATTGCCGTGCAACTTTGCGAACGATTTGAAAGTAGGAGGAGGTAAGCTGCAATTGCTTGAAAGTCTTGATGCGATTGATTCAAAAGCCCCTTATGCAAAAGTTGCGCTTGTTTCATCGTTCGAAGAAAAGAAAATTATCCAGGCCTACTTTGGTGAGAGTTGCAAGTGTTATACCTTCGGGGAGAGTACTGGATTGACTTTCCATGAGGGCTGCATCATGATTAGTGATTTATCAGTGCATACGAATGAGAGGAGATGGTTAACGGCTCTCAGCAGATTTCGCGTCAATGTTGTGTTGATAAATGCTACTAGCACAAACTGGGCCGTCATTGAAAAGCAGTATAGTAAGCGCGCTTTGGGTAGGTTTCTGAGCCGTACCGCAGCCACTGAGGATTTGTTAGAGCTATTACCTGGAATGCCAAATTTCTGCATGGGTTTTGAGCCAGTGCTCTATGGAGCCGATGAGGAGAAGAGGGAGTTGAAGCTCGCAGGCGATCCTTGGTTGAAAACGATGATCGATTTGCTACAAGTAGAGGATGTGCAGGACGTTGAATTGATTGAAGAGGTGGCTTCCAATGAATGGTTCAGGACCCACCTCCCTCAATGCGAACTGGACGGTGTTAGGGCACAGTGGGTGCACAAGATTTTAGCTAAAGAATTCAGGGAGAAGCGGATGGGCTACCTCGTGTCGGAGCAGTTCACTGATGAGCACTCTAAGCAATTGGGCAGACAGCTAACCAACGCGGCCGAGCGTTTTGAGACCATCTACCCGCGCCACCGCGCATCAGACACCGTGACATTCATAATGGCAGTACGCAAGAGGTTGAGGTTTTCTTGTCCCATGAAGGAAGCAGCCAAGTTGCAGCAGGCTATGCCGTATGGTCCTTTCTTACTTAAGGAGTTTTTAAGCCGCGTGCCGTTAAAGCCCGCACATAATCCGCTGATGATGGAGTCGGCCAAATTTGAGTTCGAGGAGAAGAAAACAAGCAAAAGCGCAGCCACGATTGAGAATCATAGCAACAGGTCATGTAAGGATTGGCTGGCTGATGTTGGGCTGGTTTTTTCGAAATCCCAGCTATGTACTAAGTTTGATAACCGCTTCCGCGATGCGAAAGCAGCGCAAACCATTGTGTGCTTTCAGCACTCTGTGCTGTGCCGCTTCGCACCATACATGAGGTACATTGAGAAGAAGTTGCACGAGGCTTTGCCAGAGAAGTACTATATTCATTCTGGTAAGGGGTTGAGCGAGCTAGATGCTTGGGTGAAGCGTGGCTCATTCGGGGCTTTGTGCACCGAATCTGATTATGAGGCCTTCGACGCCAGTCAGGATCAGTACATCATGGCTTTTGAA